GACCTGTTCTAATAGCTCTCCAATACATTCTTTGCCTTCCTTGGAAACTGCTAACTGCACTAGAAAAATATGCAGTTAATTCACAGAAGAATCCACAGTTACCACCACCACCAAAAGTAAATAAAGTATCATCTGTACCACTTGTTCCTCTAACTATTGTTTGAAAATGTATATCTGCACCAACTAGACCAGAATCTTGATTAGCATTATTTTCAAAAAATTTGGGCATAGACAGGCTGTCTTTATTCATGTTATTTAAATTCGTCTGCTGCCCTGCATGAACAAATAAAGCACCATCAGAAGTAATTCTTAATCGTTCTTGTATATTTTGTGAAGATGCTTTATTAAATATTGTGAAATATGAGTCATCTGTAGAATCTTGTCTTTTCCAATCTAAAAGGCCAGTTACAGTTCCAGCTACATCATTGAGAATCCTTCCATAGTCTCCATGATTACTGCCTTGTGCGTTTGTAGATTTAAGTCTTATAAAAGGTATTGAACTGTTTTGATGTCTAAATTCTGAGCCAAAATAATGAAGACCAACTGCAGGTTCACCTCCTCCAATAGCAACTCTTCCTCCTGATCTTTGTAAAAGTAAATCTCTATCATTTGTTACACCAGCTTCAGTCGTATTTATTGCTAAAGAACCTCTACCACTTGGAAAATCATCCTGTAATAGAAAGTTTGCCCTCATATTAGTATTACTACTACTTGTTAAAACTAAGGCTGGATTAAGTTGATTTGTTACGTCACCTTGTAGAGAAGCCTGAAGCGTTCCACCACTTGCAAATATTCCTCCAGAAACTTGTAATTTTGTTGAGGGACTTGATGTACCTATACCAACTTTTCCATCATTAGTTATACGTAATTTTTCTGATTGAGAACTATTAAAAGTATTACAAGTTTGAATTGTAAATGAAGTACCAGTTCCATCAAAAAATCCTGATAGTAGAACTGAATTACCTGCGTTACCAGCACCAGCACCTAATTGAAGTCCAGCACCAGTTCCAGCACCAGATGAATTATTACCAAGTTTTATTAATTGTGATATAGCACCATTATTTGAAGTATCTACTATATTTAATTTTGCTTGAGGACTTGTTGTACTGATACCTACTCTTCCAGAATTCGTGATACGCATACGTTCCTGTTTTGTATCACTTCCATCTGGTGTCGTCTGGAACTGAATCATTGTAGGAACATCATTACTACCTGGAGTTCCATCTATTAAAGCTTGTATTGCAGCACCTTCTTCAAATCCTTGACCATCATTTGCATAAAAATGAATAGTACCAAGAATATCACCATTCTGAACTATTCCACCGCTATAACTTCCATCAGTGGTATTTCTGTTTTTACACATTGCAAATCTTGGACCAGAAGCGTTATCAGATCCTCTTCTGATAGAAACAAAGGCTGAGTCACCATCAGTACCAAACACATTTAATCTTCCAGATTGGTTAGATGTAGAAGTAGTTGTTCCCACCATTAATCTACCGTAGCCATCAATACGCATCCTCTCATTTCCACTTGCCTGTGGATTCTCACTTTGAGTTACATTATTTTTAAATATAAACATTGCAGTAGAAGCAGTACCACCAAAGAAACAGTTATTACCTTCATAACCAATTTTCATTCTCGTACTACCAGCAGCCCCTATATCTATATGTGGTGCAGTAGCAGCAACAGACAATTCAGCAGTAGGGGAAGTATCATTTATACCTACGTTTCCAGACGAATCTATACGCATACGTTCTGACGCATTTGTAAAAAATGCCATTGGTGAGTTTTCATAATTTACTAAAACTGCTTGTGCTGGATCACTACCATTGATACCTATTTCAAAACCATCACTAGCACCTTCACCAGTAGTTCCATTAGAAAATTTAGCTCTTACGTTTGTTGTATTTGAGGAGTTATGACAATGAATAGTTCTATCAGGACTTGCTGTACCGATACCTACGTCTCCACTTCCAGTAATAGTCATTCTTTGAGAATTATTTGTAAAAAACTCTAAATTTAAGTTTTCACGTTGCAATATCTCAAAATTACCACCACTATCTAATAGTAATTCTGTTCCATTTGGAGTTGCATGACCTGTAGTGTCATTAGACAACATTATTCTTGGACTACTATCGTGGGCGATATGTAATTGTTTTTGTGGTGTAGAAGGAGTTTGGGACCCAATACCTATACCGATACTCCCAGTTGTTACTACATTCTGTGATCCAAAATCAGGAGCTATCTTAGTACCAGCTATCGCTGCACTAGCGTTTATATCGGCATTAATGATTTCACCATCCTTAATACCCTTTTCTGTTATTTGTGTTAATGCCATTTATTCAGCCTCCAATGCTGCAACTTTGGTTTTCAATGTTTCGACCTCTGCGGATAGTTCTTGTACTGCTTTAATTAGTGGTGATATAAATTCTCCATATCTAAGGCCATAAGTTGTATAGGCAGCAGTCTTAACATCGCCTACTTTTTTACCTTCTGGAATATCATCATCTTCTAGATATAATTTATCTGGAATGTTCTCTTTAATAAAGCCAGCAAAACCACTTGTAGATTTACTTATATCAGATAATGTTGTTTCTACATCTTGAGCAATAAGACCATAGTGAGTTCTAGTTTTATTGTTAAATTTATAAGATACAGGTTTTAATTTATTTACAAAAGATAAACCCAAATCAGATGTAGTTATAGTGTTCTTTTCGTTTCTATCAGATGTTTGTATTGTTCCATTAGTTGCATAAACATCATCCCATTTATCACTAGAAGTACCTAGGTCAGAAACATTATGTTGCCATGGTCTAAAATTACCTTCGCATCTATGATCTCCACCACCTCGCATTGTAACCGCATCTGAGTTTGTGTAAAAACGTAAGTTGTTATTGTAATATAACTCTACGGCTGCGTTTGCACTACCTCTAAGTATCACTTCGTTACCAGAGTCATTCTTTACTTCAAAAACATGATTAAGAACTTTTAAGTATCCTGTAATATTTTGTATAAAAGAGTCAGTACCATCATGCCACAACTTTAGATCTTCTCCATTTCCACAAACAACTTTCTGATTATCAAGAAGTTTTAGATGAGTTGTTAATGATAACTCTCCAGTAATTTGTGCTCCTAAGTTAGTGGTCTCAAACTTTTTACTGTTATCGTAATATAACTCTACGGCTCCGTTAGCTATAGCCTTAACAGCTTCTTCCGTTCCATTAGTCCTAATATGAATATTATTATCAGTTGATATTACAAGATCAGTACCATCATTATTTATTCGTAAAGTTCCAGTAGTGTTTTGCAGGTAAGAATCCGTTCCATCGTGATAAATTTGTAGGTCTTGTGATGTTCCTAACTGTATTTTATAATTATCGTTCAGTCTTATTGTATTAAGATCGTCGGCAAAAGTTAGATTGCCATACACTTTTGTTCCACCACTTGTAGTCTCAAAACGCTTTGTGTTATCGTAATAGAGTTCTACTGCTCCATCAGTAAAACATTTAAGCATATTTTCAGTGGTACCTTTATTGAGTTGTATCTCTGAACCATTTGTTTCTAATATTAGTTTTCCTGTTCCTAATTCTGAAATCTTACTATGACTACCATCGTGATAAATGTCTAAATCAGCATGAGTTCCAAATCGTATCTTGACATTATCATTTACGTTTATGTTACCATCTATATTTGCAATCTTAGCTGCTGTAACTGCATCGTCTGCAATCTTAGCAGTAGTAACTGCACCATTTGCAAGTTTAGCTGTACTTACTGTTCCATCACTTGGAGTACCAATATTTACTGTCGATCCGAGGACAACAGCGAAATAGTCACTCCCACTAGGTATGGCAGAGCTAAAAGTAACAGTAGATCCAGAAAGGGTAAACCCCTCACTTGGCTGACCTGTTCCACTGTTAGGTTTCTGAATGACTCCATTTATTGAAATTATTAATTGTTGTGCATTTGAAGGTGCGTTAGAAACTGTAAAGGCAGTCCTACTTCCATCAAAACTTTCAGAGAAAGTAGAGATATAGAAGTTACCTATGGACTGTGCTTCTTCCCAAGCACTATTAGTTGAGTTATATACTAATAACTTTTGAGTAGACGTATTAAAGAATAAATCTCCAGCATCTAAAGCACTTGTAGGATTACTTGAACCTACACGATAACGAGCATTAAAATCGTTAATATCATCAGAAAGTTGTTTAATATCATCTTCTTTACCTAATATTTTATGATAGTTATATGTCTGACTAGATCCTGTAGAGCTGACCATTAAGCCAACACCAGCTACTAAAGTTTCATTATATAAACTAGATGGAGCACCATTTATAGTTACTGTTGAACCTCCTACAGTTCTACCTGTAGTACTTACTCCAGAACCATTAAATACAACTCCTCCAGCATCAGATATAGAAATTACTACACCACTAGCTGGTTGTGTATTAGGAAAAGCTACTTCGGTTGCAACTACTTCAAGACCACCAAGAGGTGCTATTTGTGCAGCAACATAATCAACAACAGCTCCAGAAGTTGGAAGATGTAAATCACTATTAGATATAGTTGTTTGCTCACAACCTATTTTGCCAATAGTAATAGCATCATTAGCAATCTTATCTGTTGTTACGTTTGCATCTGTAATTTTAGATGTTGTAACAGCATTAGAAGCAAGTTTTGCATCAGTAACTTGAGTATTACCTATATGAGCTGTATCAATAGAGCCATCAACATAATGTTCAGAATCTATTTGGTCATCAGCTATCTTTGCATTAGTAATTGCGTCTGCTGCTATCTTAGCTGTACTTATTGCACTATCAGCTATTTTAACTGCGGTTACTTGACCAGTACCTAAATCGTTTGTACTTATCGTACCATTTGTTATGTTATGAGTATTTACTGATATATCACTTGGTAATGTACCACTTGCTAGTTTAGCCATCGTAACAGCATCATCAGCTATCTTAGCTGTGGTTATATTAGCATCAGCTATCTTAGCTGTGGTTATATTAGCATCAACAATTTTAGCTGTAGTAATCTGTGAATCTGCAATGAAAGCTGTTTGTATAGCGTTATCTGCAATCTTAGGTGATGTAATAGCATTAGCAGCTATTTTATCTGATGTAACATTCTCAAAAGCTATCTTAGCTGTAGTTACGTTACCGTCAGCTATCTTAGCTGTAGTTACTGCATTTGATGCAAGTTTAGCTGTTGTTACATTGCCATCTTTAATCTTAGATGTATATACTGCATTGTTATCTAGTTTAGATGTATTAACTGCATTGTCAGCTATCTTTGCATTTGTAACTGCATTGTCAGCTATCTTTGTTTCTGTAACTGCATTTGCTGCAAGTTTAGCTGTTGTTACATTACCGTCTTTAATCTTATCTGTATAAACTGCATTGTTATCTAGTTTAGATGTATTAACTGCACTGTTTGCTATCATAGCATTTGATACTGTGCCTGTATCACCTGTCGTGACAACAGTACCTGTTACGTTGGGTAGAGTAATTGTTCGATCTGCTGTAGGATCAACTACTGTTAATGTAGTTTCATGTGCATCATCAGTTGCACCTTCAAACTTAATAACAGTATCTTCACCCATGTTCAGATTACCAGTCATAGTACCACCAAGGTTACTGACGAAACGAGCTCCAACTTCCTGTGTTTTGTACAGGTTTTGTGTAAAGTTATCGTTTAAGTCTTCTGACTTGATAGCTGA